AGTATCTAAGTACATATGTACCTTCTGCATTCTGTTCGCCATTATCATCTGTAATGATTAAGCTGTTGCCAACTCTAATGTATGCGTTCTTTATCTTGTTGTTGCTAAAAGCTTTTTCGTCAACCCTGCTAAGAACAATACTGTCGTCCTTGCCTGTCTCAGACTTCTTTAACTCTATTGCTTCAATGAACCTAGCAGGTATAGCTAGACTCGAATTCGCAGCCAAGACGGTAAAGCTTTCATTAGCCTCAAGTGGTGGTATTCTTAATACCTCGTAGATCTTTGATTCTCCCATCTCAATAAACTGATCAAGCTGGTTGTTGGATAAATCTGTTCTGTTTAGCCAATCCGCAACTGATGTGCGTAATGTAGCTTGATTAGTAATGATGGGCATTTATATCTCCTAGTAATACATCAAGGCAGGATAGTCCCGCTTAATAATTTGTTTGACCTTCTTAAGGTCATCTCTGTTACAGTTATCATGAATATTAATTCCATACTTTGTCATGATATCTAGTGAAACTGAATCTGGTATATTGCAGTAGGGTTTAAAACCTCTGTCTAATCTGGCTTGCTTGCTTCTTTCTCTTTGATCTTTTGCCCAGTCTAAGTGTGAAGATACATCTTGAGTTACCTCAAGGCGGTCTCCTGTCTTCTTAACTTGCATATCAAAACTATGTTTATTATCCATTATAAATCTCCTTAAGTGAACCCCCTCCGGAGAGGGGGCTTTAAGTAACTATATTACGTCAATGAAGTATTAGTAATAAGACCGTTACCAGTTGGACTCTTAGCTTCAAGCGTATGCTCGCAAACCATGAATGAGCGCAACGCGTCACCAGCTTCGTTGATATCACGGAAGTGAATCGGACGAAGTGTAGATAATGACAACAGTGAAGGATCATAAATAAAGACAGATGAATCACCCATCAAGTAGTTATGAACAACTTCAACGTCACCAAAGTCAGACTCGTATAAGTCTACTGACTGCTTTAACTTACCTTTCTCGTCAATGTTACGACGTACGTTAGTACCTGTACCAGCATTAACAAGGTTAGAGAAGTTTACTTTTTGAGCAGTTGACATCATTACCTTAGATGGAGCCGCAGAAGTTTCGCCGTTAATTGAACGTAGAACTTCGTTGATATCATCTAGAGTAAATGTTGCAGCAGAACCTGTACCGTTCCATACTGAAGCACCTGTACCGGCAGTTGAGTTAGCATCAAGAGTACCGCCAGCTGCAATAGCTGAGCCAACCCATGATTCATAACCACCCATAAGGCGAGCGCCAGCTTGGACGTTACCTGAGGCAGAAGCAGATGCAGTTGATAATTGCTTAGACACTAATGTCGCTTCAATATCACGCATAATTTCCTTACCACGCTTTTCAGACTGATACTTGAATTCAGACTTACGACCAGCTTTGTCAACAGTTTCCAGAGTACCAGAGATAGTAATACCTTTAGTAAAGATCTGTGTACGGTTGCCAAGACGAGTAATAACTGGAGAAGTGCTCAACGCAAAGTCTGAACCTTCAGCAGCGGCTTGTAGGCCAGCGTCTTCTAGAGTATCAGTTGACCATTCGTGCAAAGTTTGTGATGCCTTGCTCTTGCCAATTGACGACATGAACGGAGTCATGTCACGAGAGATGTTTGATATATAGTTAGCCAGATCTTCTCTCAAAGAATTCTGATTACTAGTTGTAAAGTTTGTAGCCATTTTAATGCTCCTATAACATTAGGATCTACTCTCCAAACAAATTATCTATTGCATTGTCCCAAAGAACCTTATCATCGTTCTCTGTTCCCCTACCTTTAGCGATCTTTTGTCTAGATTGATCAACCCTGTTGGATTTTTTAGTTGCTGTGGAACTTGGCTTCTTCGTTGGAACTCTTTTAACTGGAGCCTTCTTTCGTTTGGCTGTCCCTTTAATAGAGCTTTCCGCTAATCTTCTAAACCCATCAATAGCTCGGACCATCATAGGATCTGTCATAGTGTCAACCATTGCTTCCTCTAAACCAATGTTTAAAGCAAACGCTCGGTTGGCCTTTGCAACCTCAGGAGACCAATCTGGAATCAGTTCTGGAACTACACTATTAAAGTGCTCCACCTGCTTCGAGAAATGTTCCTGTTGTTGTTGACCCATCTGTTGTGCCATGCCTTGCATGAGATTATCTCGGCTCGCTTTTCTTGAAGAGTATTCCTCTTTAGCCTTTGTTAACTTATTGTTAAGTTTACTGGCTTCAAAGTCGTCATCTTCAAAAGCTTTATCGACCTTAGCTTGAAGTGCTTGAAGAATTCTTACATCCTTCGAGTCTTCTTGTTGAAGTAAATGTGCATTCACTTCAGCATACATATTGGCCTGCTCACCTATAGCTTCTAACGCTTTAGCTTGTTCCGCTAGTTCATCCCCTTTTTTCGACTGACTCCGTTTTGTTTGATAATTAGCAACAAGCTCTTCCATAGAGACTTCACCCATCTCACCGTCAATCTTAACCGGCACCATGAACTCCATATCTACTTCTGCTGCTTCATCCGACTCTTCTGTTTCTTCTTCTTGGGTAGCGTCCTCAGACTCATCCTCATCTTCCACTTCTTCGTCGTTATTATCTCCCTCTACTTCATCAACTGTATCAGCGTCCTCGTCGACAATGGGATTATCGTCTTCAAGTTTTTCTGTCGTTTCATCGTTCTCTTGGGTAGCTGTATCAGGTGTAAAACCTAATACTTCATCCGCCAAAGCGTCGAAATCGAAATCAGCAACTGACGACTCATCCGTATGGGTAGCTTCGTTATTTGTTTCTGACATTTTATCTCCTATAAAATAAGAGAGTTTATTACAACTCTCTGTCATCACTCATTCATCAAAGGTTTGTAATAAAACCTCTTTATTTTTTCTTACAGTTCTTCCCGTGCCATCTGTTGTACACAGGTCGTTTAACTACTTCTTTGCAAACTTCACATTCAATCATCTCATCGTTACCCGTAGGGGTAATCATCTTCTCTAGGTTTGCCTTTGCCTCTACTAAAGAGTTAACATCTGAAGCGTAAACATTTAAGTTCCTTCCTACTGAAAGGGCCTTAACGTTTGCTAACAGTTGTGTCTCTACCTTAGCTAGAGCCAGTTCTAACATTGCCTTGTCAATCATCCATCGTCTCCTTGGCTTTTTCTTGTTGTATTTTATTGTCTTTTGCCGTAATAGCTCTTTCTATATTACTAATTACAGCGCCTTGGCTAATAGCAACTTTATAAATAAACTCTCGTGTTTCTACTTCATAGTGCTTGGTATCAAGCCACTGCTTAAATAGATCGTTAAGTATATCTTCGGTTACCATGACCATAGTATCTTTTAACTCAGTGCACTGGTACCCTTTGTTAAGGGTACGTTGGGCATCATCATATACAGATACTTTTTTTGGTTTCCCATCCGAACCACGTTTATGGCCCGGATGTCTTTTGTAGTCTGTCATCAATCATCTCACATGTTATTGAGGCATCTGCTGTTGCTGCATCATCTGCTGCATTTGCATCTGTTGCTGAGCTTGCTCCTCTTCTAATTGCTCCCGCTCTTCCGTGTCTTGATATAAAGACATAAAGTCCACAGGCTCCTTCACAGGGGTTTGCGCCCCCTCTGTACCTTCAGCTTTAACTTTAAGCTCTGCCCATTCCCTATTGGAATCATCAGAGGCTTGAAGTAGCTGACGTTTATTGTCAATCTTCTTATTGTCTGCTTCAGCTTTAATAAGACTAACATTAGCTGACTTAGTGTTAAGCTCAAGTTGCATATTCTCTTTCTCAAGTTGTTCTGCTTCTTGTTGCTTCTGCTGAGCCACTTGCTGTGCTTGCTGCTTGGCCTGTTGAAACTCTTGAGAATTAGGGTCATTAAGGAACCTTGTAGGATCCATACCCATGTTCTTTAGAATATCAAGCGCTAGGTTGTAAGAAGCTAAAGGATTAACATAAGCTTCTGACGTAGGGCTTTGAGCCATTTGAGGAAGTAGTTGCGATAACTGAAGTAACTTCTGACCTAGGGACTGATTAGAATTATCACCAATGTTGGCATCAATATCTAAGTCCATATTAGAAGGAAGCATTTGTAAGTCTTCAGCACTTAAAGATGCATAACCCTGAGCCGTCTTATACTTAGCAGGATTCTTCATGTTTCGCTTCATCTCTCTCAACACACCACGACAAAGATCTTTAATACCAGTCTCAACGAAGCGTCGAGCGATATGTTCGATACGTATCTGTGCAGCATTCTGAGCACCAGTCATCTTAGCTTCTGAGTTTCCCGATACATATAAGGTATCGTTCAGACCCATGGCTGTCTTAGTAAGACCAGTAGACTGCTCTTTCTGTAGACCAAGGAACTCAAGCATACCCGCAGTACCAGAGCTAATAGGTTCTGGTTGGATTTGTTGAATTGCGCCAACAGGACTTCCGTTAGTCGGAATGATCTGTTTAGGCACTGGGTTCTGTAGCGCTTGAAAGTCGACCACATTAGGATCGGCTAACGTTCTGCCATAGTTACCAAAGTACACGTTCTCTACAAAACCACGAAGGATCGCTGTAGTAGCTTGTGTCTGAGGGCGAGCCATATCAAGAAGTGAAAGACCGTAGAACTCATGCGGGATCTCGATAGGGTTAAGTATGCCTACTGGAATGTAAGATACATCATCCTCTTCAAGAATCGTGTCGCCTGCCTTAATGACATGCTTAAGCTCCGCAATACCGTCTCCATCTCTATCTGTTCTCAGCCAGCATTCAATTACTGTTATGCTGATATTCGCCTCGTCCTCTTCAGAGTCATTCGATGTTAGCCAGTGATCAATACCTGCAGCATCCTTACGAGCAAACGTATCGCTTGACCAGCCAGATCTTATATTAGATTCTTCACCGATCTCGCTTAGGTCGCCCTTAAAGTCAGGCCACGTTCTACGAATATCAGAATGCGTCATCTCGGTAACAATACCTACAAACTTAGCATCATGAATCGTGGTGGCGTGTCTGTCGATTAAGAAAGACTCTGGAGCTATGTTGCGTAACTTAACGCCAGACTTGTCGATCTTCCTGCGAAGTCTTACGTCCTCATAAACAACAGAAGTCGTACCGTCAGGGTTCATAGTTAACTCTGCTTGAAGGTTTAAATCTCCAACGATTTCTATCTCTGGATCTGCTAGTAGTTGGTCAAGAACCTGTTCCTGAACTATTTCGTACTCTTCTACGATATAGTCAAAGTGTTCTTCCCAACCCCACGTTATGGCACTGTTACCAAACACAACTGCTGATTTAACCCAAGTGGACAGCTTCGACCAACCGTCTGGGTTAGAGTTGAACAAACAATAATTGACTACATCCGATGCAACTTGGGAGGCTTTTATAGCAGCCATTTCGTTGCTGTATGGGACGAATAATGCTAGTTTATCGTTGTCTAATAGTAACTTGGTTAACAATGCCGTATAACCTTCAGCTATCTCAGCTGAGTCAGATGATACGATTTTGGATACACCTTGCGGTGCTAGATCGCCTCTTGGTTCGAGGCTCATTTCGTAGACAGCATTCTCTCTACGTTTGCTTAGGTCTGATGATCCTGTATGTCCACCCGA